CAGATAAATTTTTACTTATATATTTTGAAGGTCAACTTTATGATATTACACCTCTTAAGACTACACTAACCTCTGCAACAATTGCTACAACAAATGGTCAACCTACTTGCACAATTACAAAAGCAGGTCATGGATTATCTGTTGGTGATATTGTACAATTAGATAGTGTTACATTACCAGGTGGTACAGGTTTTACTGATGCACAGTTTGAAGATAAAAACTTTCAAGTAATCAGTGTTCCAACAACAGGTACATTTACAATTAATCAAGCTAGTAATGCAAGTGGCACTGTATCAGCAGGTGGTAGTTTAAGTATTAAACCATACGAACCAGTTGGACCAAGAGCACAAACATATGGTTATGGTTGGGGTGTAGCGAGTTACGGCAATGGTGGTTGGGGACAAGCTGCAGCTGCATCAACTGTTTCACTAGAACCAGGTCTTTGGTCATTAGATAATTTTGGAGAAGTCTTAATTGCAACTATTGCAAATGGTAAAACTTTTACATGGAATGGTGGAGCAGCATCTCCATTAGGTAACAGGTCTTCTACTACAACAACTAACTTTCAAACTAATAATAACCCAACATCAAGTCGTATGACATTGATTTCACCAACAACACGTCACTTAATACATCTTGCAACAGAAACAACTATCGGTGATTCAACAACACAAGATGATATGTTTATTAGATTTTCTGATCAAGAAGGTATTAATACTTATGCACCTACTGCAATAAACTCAGCAGGTACACAAAGACTACAAGACGGTACAAAAATTATGGGAGCATTGAAAGCTAAGGAGACAATCTTGATATGGACTGACAACGCTTTATACACAATGAAGTTTGTCGGTGCACCATTTACATTTGGTTTTGAACAAGTTGGAACTAACTGTGGATTAATTGGTAAAAACTCTGCAGTTGAAATAGATGGTGTTGCTTATTGGATGTCACCTAAAGGTTTCTTTGCATTTGATGGTACAGTTAAATCTATACCATGCACTGTAGAAGATCATGTATTTGAGAATATTGATACAACAAAAGGTCAACAAATAAACGCAGGATTAAATAATTTATTTACAGAAGTTGTTTGGTATTATCCATCTGCAGGTTCAGATTATAATGATAAGTATGTTGTATTTAATTTTGGTGAGTCAGCCCTAACAAGAGTTCCAGGAGGTGTTTGGTACACAGGAACAGAAGCAAGAACGAGTTGGGTAGATGCAACTATATATCCAAAACCTTTTGCAACTAAATATAGTTCTACATCTACAGGAACTTTTCCTGCAATAATAGGTGAGACAGGTCTTGGACAAACAACATTGTTTGAACATGAAGTAGGTACAGATCAAGTAAATCCAAATGGTACAACAACATCTGTTACATCATTTATTAAATCATATGATATAGACCTAGAACAAAAAGGTAAAACAGCTATATCACCTGCACTTGCTGGAGATGCATTTTTAGCTATGAGAAGATTTGTACCAGATTTCAAGGCACTGCAAGGTAATGCAAAAGTAAGTCTTGGTGTAAAAAGGTATCCACAAGACACACAAGTGACCACAGCATTAAGTCCATTTACAATAACATCATCTACTCTTAAAAAAGATACAAGAGCTAGAGGTAGATTTGTAAATATAAAAATAGAAAATGATACAGCTAGTGAATCATGGAGATTTGGTACACTTAGACTAGATCTACAACCAGATGGTAGAAGATAATGGCAAAGATTAGCATAAGATTACCAGAACCAAAAGAAGAATATGATGTATCAAACCAAAAACAAATTAACAGAGCTTTAACTATTATGAAGGATCAATTAAATTCTACATTTTTAGATGAAGTCAAACAGGAGCAGGAACGAGTGTCCTGGTTTATAGGTGGCTAACGTATTTACAAACGCAAAAAAAGACTTAACAACTAATGGGGAAACTGTAGTATATACGGTGCCCGCATCAACAACTGGTATAATAAAATCAATAATCGTATCTGAGGACTCGGGGAACGCGGATACTGTAACTTTGACCTTGACAGATGCATCTTCAAATGTATTTAGTTTATATAAAACCAAAGCTGTATCTGCTAATGAGACAATAGAATTACTTTCTCAGCCTATAATATTGCAAGAAAGTGAGGTAATTAAAGCAACTGCGGCCACAGGAAATAGATTACATATTCTACTTTCTGTGCTACAAATAAACAGGGAATAACATATGTCATTTAAAGAAGAAGGATCAGTAGAATATATTGAAGTAGACGGTAAAAAAGTACCGGTTGTTAAATGTGAAGCTGAAATAGTATTAAGAAATACTGTAACAAACACAGAATATAATTCAGATCAAGAAGCAGAAGACGACATTGCAAATCCAGATACGGATACGCAAAGAGAACACGTAACTAGATCTGTAAAAATTAAAGTAGCAAAGATGCCATCGCTTGGCGCAGCATCAGATAAGGACGATTAATGTTAATAGCACCTAGTTTCTATAACACAGCCGATCAAAATATATTTAATCAGGGTAATCGTTTTATTACTCAACAGCCGTATAGATTAGGAGATCCAACACCTATGAGTACAGGTACAGGTGGAGCTGCTACAGCTACGGGTATAAACACATTGCCTATAAACATGAACATGGGGGGCGGAGGTGGCGAAGGTGGCTATAATCCATATACACCAAATAATAATGTAAGAACAGACTTTAGACCTAATTATGAATTTAGACAGTTTCAAGATTTTGGTAATTTAACAAGCGATCAACTTACTACAGCACAAAACAAAGAAATGGATATGTATTCAGATTATTATAGAGGACCACCTGAATCAGGGCTTTCAAAATTTGCAAGTAAAGCAATTGATTTTGTTCCATTTATAGGAACTGCAAAAAGAATAGCAGGATTTTTTTCCGATAAAATTCCAATAAACCAAAGAGCTATTTTAGAAAATCAATTAAGAGGTCAAGGTGTTTTGACCGATGATATTGGTAGAATTGCTTTAGGACAAGGTATGAGCTATAATACACCAGAAGGTATTATGGCCGGATACAATGCATCAAAAATGAATGAAGGAACCTTTGATAAAAGAACAGATAAGATATCAGAAACTTTAGGAAGTAAATATGGTATAAGTCAAGCTGATATACAAGGACTTATTGATGGAACACTTGATGATGATGACATATCATCTAAATATGGTATAAACACTAACCTAACTAGTAACATAAGAAACATAACATTAGCAAAACAAAACTTTATTACTCAACAAAATAAGGCTGCTGAAATAGCTGCGTTTAAAGAAAAACAAAGACAAGAAAAGAAACAAGCAGCAGCAAATGCTAGAGACTTAAAAACTATTCAACGAAGAGCGGCTCAAGGAGATTCTATGAGTGATATAGGTAGAGATATGTACACCGGTAAAGGTCAAGCTTTTGAAAAACAAAGCGGAGGAGTTTCTGGTAAAGGTACAAAAAATGAAAGAAACTATGGTGGTAGAAGAGATGGTGGATTTATTGATGGTACAAATAGAAGAACCGATTATATGATGGGAGGGCTAGCAAATCTGGTCGATATATATGATTGATTATAACAACAAAACACTATACAAAGAGAATTTAGGCTAAAATATGACAATATCTAGAATGAACATGGAAAGACAATTACGTGCTGATGGCGGAATCATGACATTAGAAGAACCTAGACAAGGTTATTTTCTAGGTAAGATTGTAAAAAAAGCTAAGCGTGCTGTAAAAAAAGTAGTTAAATCACCATTAGGTAAAGCTGCCTTAATGGGTGCAATTGGGTTTGGTATACCAGGAACACAAATAGGTGGTTTGTTTGGTAGGGCTGCTTTTGGAGGAGCTGCACCAGGTATTTTTGGAAACGCTGGCGGTATCAGTGGACTTGCAAGTAAATATTTTGGAGCAGGTAGTAAACTTAGTACCATAGGAGATATTTTTAGAGTAGGTGGTAAAGCAGGAAATAAAATGAGTGCACTAAGATTACTAGGTGGTGGACTTGGAGCTGCTGCAATTGCTGCACCATTATTTATGGGTGGTGATGAAGAAGAAGTAGAAGAAGAAACTCCATTTACACAAACACCAGATAGTATTTCAAGTATAGTCAACATGGCTAGAAACCAAGATCCAAGTTTAAGATTTTTACCTAAACCAAAATTTGTAGATAACTTCTACGCTGCTGATGGTGGATTAGCAAGAATGGGTTACAGTCAAGGTGAGTCTGTTTTATCAAAAGAACAAATGGCTATGATATCTGATATGAAAAATAAAGGTATGGATATGGATACTATAGAGTCTATGACAGGTGCTACAGCACAACAAATAACTAATTACTTGTCTTCATTAAATCAAAAACAAGAAGGCGGGATTATGGACCTAGGAGGTCTAGAAAAAGATTATAGAGAAGGTGGTTTTGTACCACTAGGAGAAGAAGAGAGAGCAGATGATGTACCTGCAAGATTATCTAAAAACGAATTTGTATTTACAGCTGATGCTGTAAGATCTGCAGGACAAGGCGATATAGACAAAGGCGCTGAAGTTATGCAAAATATGATGGACAATTTAGAAGCAGGTGGTACTATATCTGAAGAGTCCCAGGGTATGAATCCTGCACAAGAAATGTTCGATCAATCACAAATGTTGGAGAGTAGAATAGCATAATGTCATTACCAGATTATTTAAAAGATACATCAAAAGATTTTGCCAAACAGTTAACGGCAGCAACATCAGTACCTATTAATACCAGTACCTTTACTGGTAAACAATTTGTTGCTGGTGAAGATCCATTACAAACACAAGCTGTTAATTTAGCAACAGCTGGTATAGGATCATACCAACCGTTTTTAACAGCTGCACAAGGTGCAGTAAACCAACAAGCAGCGTCGACTGGCCCACAAGCATTTCAACAGTTTATGTCTCCATATCAATCACAAGTGATTGATGCAACTATGTCTGACTTTGATAGACAAGCAGCTATGGGTAGACAAGGGATCAGGGACCAGGCATTATCAGCCGGAGCTTTTGGTGGTGGTAGAGAAGGTGTACAAATGGCAGAGTATGATGCAGCTTCAGATAGAAACAGAGGATCATTACTTGCACAATTAAACCAACAAGGTTTCACACAAGCTAATCAATTAGCACAACAAAATTTTCAAAACCAAGGTAACTTAGCAGCACAGGCAATGGGTTTATCTAATTTCCAAAGAGGATCTATGGGTCAAGATGTTTCTGCACTTGGTAATCTTGGTGCATTTAGACAAGGTCTAACACAATCACAATTATCAGCCGATCAACAAGCAGCAAGAACAGCAGCTTATGAGCCTATGCAAAGACTAGATCAATACGGTGCTGGTCTTGGTAGACTTGCAGGATTTGGATCAGCTCCAGCTCCAATAGATAGTGGAGGTGCTAGTCCATTTGGTACTGCACTAAGTACAGCTACAGGACTTGCAGGATTATTTGGCAAACTATACGGAAGTTAATATGAAAACATTAAATAGACCAATGTTTAAAAATGGTGGTCCTATTAAAGAAGGGATCATGTCTGGTATGAAAGAGCCACAAATGAGTAATACTGTTGGTAGTCCTTTTGCACCACAAGATTCTAGTGGTCGTCAAAAATATGCTGTTCAATTTGCACCATTATTACTTGCTGCAGGTAGAGCTTTAGCAAGACCTTTGGGTAAATTTGCAACTAGGGCAGTTCAAAGAACTTTTGCGGGACCTAATAAAAGATTTTATGAGCCTGCAGGGTTTTCAAAAAATGTAAAAGAATCAGTTTTTCAACCAAATGTTGCAGGTAAATATTTAATGGGGTCTCCTGAGTTTAAAGCAGGTAAAGCTATTGTTCAAGGTAGTGGTAAATTTGGTGCACCTATAAAAAAAGTTGCAAAAGGAATAGTTTCATCTCCGTTAACTGCTGGATCTATTCTTTATTATGGTGGTGGTGCATTATTACCCGATGGCACACCGGATCCTGAAGATCCAAAAAATTATAAACCAGCTGGTGAAGGTGGTAAATCTGGAGCACCAGGAGGCGGGGATCCAGGCATGTATTTAGCACCAAGACAATCAAAAGAAGAACTGGATAAAATTACAGAAGATAGAATAGAAGCAAATAGAAAAAAATATTACAAGCTTATGGGTATCGATAAGATGAAAAAAGGTGCTGTCTATGATTCATTAATTGATGCTAGTCAGATCATACAAGAACAAGGTGGTGATCTTAAAGGTGCTATTAAATCAGGTACTTTACAATCTTCAATTATAAATGCCATATCTAAAAACTTAGATAAGTCTACAGATCTTAAAAAACAAATTGATGCTGCAATACTTAAAGGTGAAATTACAAAAGATATTGAACAAAGTAAAGTTCCTGACAGTATTAGAACTGCAAGAATGTTAGGTATATCTGATGCAGAATATAAAGATAAAATTTTAGGTAATACAAATTTAAAAGATAATTTAATTGCTGCTTACAATAAACAAGGATCTTTTCCTGCAGGAAATCAATTAGCAGCGTTTGCAAGAAATGACGGAATTAAAATAGATGGCGTAGAAGATTCACAAGAAGTTAAAAAATGGATAGAAGCTAATAGCAGTAATGAAGAAGGTTATATACAATCTATAGTAAAAGAAGGTAAAGTTCCAAATGGAACATACGTTATCAATAACAGAATATTTAATGTTAATGGTCAAGATATAACATCAATTGTATAGGAGAATAAATGGCTTCTATTTTTGGCGACAACAAAACACTTCGAACATCAGGCGATAATCAAAAAGTTGGTACACTAGAGTCTGTATTATCCGGTGTTGCATCTGGTTTAATTGCAATACCAAAAGGATTTTTTTCTTTGGGTGGTACATTACTTGATCTTGGTGTAGATAAAAATAGAGCAGCAAGTGTAGAACAATTTTTTGATGATCTTACAGAGTTTGATGAGAAAGCAGAAGCAACAGCCGCTGGTAGAATTACAGAAGCATTAGTTAACATTGGTATACCCGCAGTAAGAGGTATGAAAATAGGAGCACAGCTTGCAGACGATGCAATGCGTGCTGGCCGTAATGGTAAATATTTTAAACTAACAAATCCAAACCTTAAAAAAGGTGTTGATGAAGCATTAGAATTAAATGCTCGTGGTAAAACAAATAAATTTATTGCAGGTGCATTAGGGGGTGGTGTAGCTGAAGCAGTATTTGTTGGTGATGTAGAAAAATTAGGTACGTTTGGTGATCTTATAGGTGGACCAACTCAAATAGATAGAGCAACAGATGATGATCCAACAAGAGAATTATTAAACAGAGTTAAGTTTGGTACGGAAGGTGCTTTGTTTACCGGTATCATAGGTGGTACAGGTAAGGTAATTAAAAGACTTACAGATAGAAACAAACAACTTGATGTAGCAAACTCTAAGCTCGACGCATTTATAGATAAGATTGCATCAGGGTTCAGGGCAAGAAGTGGTAAGACACAAGAATTTTTTGATATAGAAAGAACTTCTGTAGGTGAAAGAGCTGCAGATGCGGCAGGTGCAAGAAACATATCTAGAGAACTTGATCAAGCAATAGACAAAGTATTTTCTCCAATGAGAACAGTAATGAATAAAGCTGATGCTGAAAAAAGAAAACAGATGCTTACTCAAATAAATGATCTTATGTTATCCGGTAAAGCAGAACTAGATGATCAAGGTGTCGCTACATTCGGTAAACTAGATGACGTAAAAAAAGATGCATTAGTAAAAAAATTAAAAGATATGAAAGTAGATGATCAAGTTGTTACTGACATACTAGCTAGTTTATCTACAATAAGAGGAAGATGGTCTGCTTTATTTTCTAAGTTAGGTAGGTCTTTAGGACAAAATGAAATACAAGAATTTAAAACTTTATTTGGTAACAAGTTTAAAAACTATATTGGTTCTACCTATGACATATTTCAAAACCAAAGTATTTTCCCTTGGGTAAGGTATAAGCCAACAGACGAAGCAATAAACGAAGCTAAAGAAGTATTTAAATCTAGTGCACGAGAAGCCGGTGAAGAAATGACAGATCTTCAAGCAGAGCAGGCTGTAACAAGAGTTTTAAAAACAGCAAGACTACCAAAAGGTATTAGAATGGATAAACCTTCTGATGCTATATTTGAAGTTCCTAGTTTTTTTGTAAACAGAACTACATTAGAAGATGTGGTTACTGATAGAGGATCTGCTCTTGTGTCTGCAGGTGCAATTAGGGAAGCAGATAAAAAAGTATTTGAGAAACTTTTAGGTAAACAACAAAACCCTATGCAGACAATATTAGGTGGTACAGCTAAGTTATCTATGATTACAAGAAGAAATTTATTCTTTCAAGATCTTATAAAAAAGAACGAAGAACTTTTAGCTGCAGGTAAAAAACCTATGTTTACAAAAACTGCAGATGAAGCAATGCTTGCATTTGGTGATGACTATCAACAGATAAGAATTGATCAAGCTAAAACACTTAGTGTTGCAGCAAAAGGTGGGTCGGTAAATCCTTTAAATGAATTATATACAACAAGCGGTATGGCCAAAGCATTAGAAGGTACATCTCTTTCTTTTGATAAGGCTGGACCATTAGGTCAACTTTACCAAAGTTTAATTTTATATCCAAAAGGTTTATCACAGATAGCAAAAACAATTTTATCGCCCGTAACACATGTTAGAAATTTTGTTAGTGCTGGTGCGTTTGCTACAGCAAATGGTATCATACCAGACTCTGCAGCAATTAAACAAGCGTATCAAGCTTTACAGACACCACTTAAAGGAACGAGGCAACAAAATGATTTATACGAAGAGCTACTAAAACTAGGTGTTGTAAACTCTAATGTAAGATTAGGGGATCTAACAAGATTACTAGAAGATGTAAATTTTGGTGAAACTATGACATCAGATAAAGGTCTTAGAATGTTGCTTAAACCATTATCAAAATTAAAATCTGTGTCACAAGATTTATATACAGCTGAAGATGATTTTTGGAAAATAGCAACATGGGCTACAGAAAAAACAAGATTAGAAAAAGCTCTTGCAGATAAAGGTGTTACAAGAGGTATGTCAATAAAAAGAAATGGTATTGATGTAACTATTGATGATCAATTTTTTAAACAAGAAGCAGCAGATATTGTTAAAAATAATATACCAAACTATGATTATGTATCTGATTTTGTTAAAGGTTTAAGAAAATTACCTATCGGAAACTTTGTATCGTTTCCTGCAGAAATAGTTAGAACAGGAACTAATATTGTAAGACGTGGTCTTAGAGAAATAAATGAAGTAATAGAATTACCTGATGGCACTACAATAAAACCTTTTGAATCTATTGGATATACTAGATTGTTTGGTTTTGGTACAACAGTTGCAGCTGTGCCTTACGCAACACAAAAAGCTTTTCAAGCTATCTACGATGTAACAGATGAAGAAAGAGAAGCGTTAAGAAGATATGTTGCAGACTGGTCTAAAAACTCTACACTTTTACCAATAAAAGATGAAGAAGGTAATTTTAAATATATAGATTTTAGTCATGCAAATGCATACGATACATTATTAAGACCGGTTCAAACTGTATTAAATTCTGTAGCTGATGGTAGAACAGATGAAGATGGTTTAATGGATGATTTTATAGCGGGTACTTTTTCATCAATGAAAGAATTTGCATCTCCATTTATTTCTGAATCTATCTGGACAGAAGCAGTAGCAGATTTACTGGCTAGAGGTGGTAGAACTAGAGAAGGTTTTCAAGTATTTAATCCACAAGATTTACCTGGAGACAAAGCTCAAAAAATTATGGGCCATTTAGTTAAAGCACAAATGCCATTTTCATTTGAACAATTAAAAAGGTTAGATAGATCAATAGAAAAAGTTGATGTAATTACAAAAGGTAAGTTTGATAAATATGGTCAAACATTTGAATTTGGTGATGAGTTTGCAGGATTGTTTGGTTTTAGATCTGTAAATGTAAATCCTGAAAGAAGTATAAATTTTAAGATAGCTGACTATCAAAAAGGTGTAAGACAATCTAGACAATTGTTTACTAGAGAAGCATTACGTGGAGGACCTATTGAACCAAGAGATATTGTCGATGCATACATAAATGCAAACAGATCTTTATTTGGTGTTCGTCAAAATTTTAAAAAAGATATAGATGCTGCAAGAGTATTAGGCATAGGTGAAGATGAGTTTAGAACTGCAGTTGGTAGACTTTCTGGTATAGAAGTTAACACAATAGATAATAATATGTTTAGACCAATAAATATTTCTCCTGATATTAGAAATGCATTTAGAGAAAATGCATCAGCAATTGGTGAGTCAGATCCATTAGAAGCTGCGATAGATGTTATTATAAATATACAATCTCAAATGAGAGATGTGTCATTACAAGAACCACAGTTTCCATTTATAGAAAATCCATTACTACCTAGTTCACAAGAGACGCCTGTGACACCAAACACACTAAACTTACCTAATATTGATAGTAATTTAATATCAAATACAGTCAATAATAACAGCTTAAGCAACTTGAGTACAAGTCAAAAACTTGCTATACTTTTTGGACGAGATTAAATTATGATAAACAAGATTAAAAGTTTGGGCGGTGTGATAGGTATATCCTATCGGGTTTCTATTGTAGCGGGGGTTACAATATAATGACTAGAAGATCTGCATTACAGAAAATAGAAGAGCACGAAAAGCTGTGCCGTATTATGCAGAAACAAACTTTTGAACAAATCAAAGAAATGAAAGAACGTATTAAAAGAATTGAGTATATGATTATAGCAGGAATGGGATCACTCGTACTTGCATTAATAATGAACTACATGAAATAATGAATTTATCTCGTAACTTTACTCTTCAAGAATTAATCAAATCAGATACTGCAATACGTAAGGGTATTAATAATAATCCTAATGCAGAACAAATAGAAAAATTAAAAGCATTGTGTGAAAATATTTTGCAGCCGGTACGTGACCATTTCGGCAGAGTAAAAATAACTTCGGGCTATCGAAGCCCAGAGCTTTGTGCTGCCATTGGCAGCTCGGCTAGATCACAGCATGCAAAAGCTGAGGCGGCGGATTTTGAATGTGTCGGCGTCGACAACGCTGAATTATTTGATTGGATTAAATCTAATCTGACACCAGATCAATTGATCCTCGAGTTCTACACTCCAGGCGAACCCAATAGCGGATGGATACATTGTAGTTGGATACCTGATCAACCTAGAGCATCTTTTTTACATGCCTACAAATCAGAAGGTAAAACAAAATACAAACCTATAATGGGAAAAGCTAAAGACTTAGTTTAATACCCACAACAAACACATAACAAGACTAATCCATAGTCCCATTCTTATAACTACTCCAGGTCTTAGATCCATTCTTTTAACTCCTCACCCATTATCTGCGTTGCAATATTAACTTTTTTACGTAAAGCTTTTACTATTCTAGTATCAACAGTATCTTCACATATTATATCTATATATGTCATAGGTCTTTCTTGACCTATACGATCTATTCTAGCTTCTGATTGTTGTCGTTTCTCTAGATCATAACCATTAGAATAATATATCATAGTACTAGCTTCAGTAAGTGTAATACCATAACCACCAGTTTGAGTAGTGCCTATAAAGAACCTGACCTTTGAGTTAGGGTCTTGAAACTTTTGTATATTTTTTTGTCTATCTTCTTGTGGTGTTAGACCATAGTAATCTACAAAAGAATCTGCACCATACTCTTTGCTTATAGCTTCAATTATTTTATGTACATCTCGTTGAAAGTGGGCCCATATAACAACCTTACCCTCTATTTCATCTAATAAATCCATTAATTCTGGCAATCTATTGGTAGGTAATTCAGTAAGAGTGCCATCATCTGCAGTAAAATTACCACAAGTTATTTGTTGTAATCTCATAAGCTGAGTCAATACAGTAGCTGTTGTCATCATCTTGCCACCAAAACTAGCAAGAGCTAGTCTACTCATTTCTTTGTATACTTTTAATTGATCTGGTGTCAGGGTAACAGTACGTTTCATAAATGTTTTCTTAGGTAAGTCTAGGCACTCATCTTTTAATACTCTGTAAGAAAATGCTTTTAGTTTTTCTGCAAGCTCATCTAGGTTTCTATAACCAACTACAATCTGTACAGATCTGCCACCAAAATTAGCTGTTCTCATTACAGCATATCTAGTTCTAAACGTATAATAAGACTCATGGCCTAATAGACCAGGGCTCAGGAATTCACATTGTTTATATAGATCTAATGGTGATTTAGTTACAGGAGAACCAGTAAGTATTCTAGTATAACTAGCTTCTCTGCCTAACCTACAAATATTTTTTGTACGTTTTGCTTCTGGATTTTTTATTGTTGTAGACTCATCTATAGCCATTAAAGTTCTGTGTGATGCTAAAAACCTTTCTGCAAAATCTACACCTTTTTTAGTTGATAGTGCTTCAACATTCATAACTAATATATGTAGATCTTCACCTGTTTCAAATAAACTATTTAATGCAACAGTTTGTTTTTTTGTAACTAATGGTTGCCATAATACAGATCTATATTCTATGTGATCAACAATGTGTGTAGGTATCTCACCTTCATACCAATTTTTTACTACACCTTTGGGTGCCACAATTAGAACACCATTGATCTTACCATTGTCATAAAGCATAGATATGTTATCTATTAATACTTTAGATTTACCAGTACCCATCTCCATAAAATAACCAAAGTATTTTCTTTCCCAGGACATTTCTAATGCCTTAATCTGATGATCGTACGGCTTAGTCTTAAATTTATAATTCATAATTTTTCTTCTTTCTAGTTGACAATCATATAAACATAATTATATTGTTTGTCAATGTCAGAAAGAATAGTTTATTTAATACAGGACGTACCTGGTACAAAAGCTGGAACACCTAAAATAAATATTGTAGGTGCTAGAGAATACGGTGAAGTAAAATCGTTGTTACCAGAACTATCTCAAATAATTTTTTCACCTGGACCATTAATTTTTAAGTTAAGAAAACTTTTAAAAGATTTTAAACCAGATGATTATTTATTATTAACGGGTGATCCGGCAATCATAGGTGTTGCATGTTCTATTGTATCTGATATTACAAACGGAAAATACAATTTGTTAAAATGGGATAGACAAGAAAGAAAATATTATCCTATATCAATTAACTTATACGAGAAAGGAGAAGTGAATGACAATTGATTTTGAACAAGACCAACGAGAAGATTTAGATTCGGTTAACGATGCTAAATCATTATCTGATCAAGTCGTAAAACTAAAAACATTAGAGGACGAGTTGATAGAAAAAGAAAACGAATTAAAAAAACTAAAGCAACATATCGAAATAGTTTCTGGTGAGGTTATTCCTACCATGATGCAAGAGATGAATATCTCTACACTGAAACTAGCTGATGGTTCTTCAGTTGAAGTAAAACCAGTTTATGGTGCTTCTATTTCTGCAAGTAAGAAAGAAGAGGCATACACATGGCTTCGAGAGAACGGCCTAGGTGATCTTATTAAAAATGAGGTTACAGTTTCCTTTGGTCGAAACGAAGATAACAAGGCTAGCGATTATGCTATCCTTGCGCAAGGTCAAGGGTACGAACCTGTCCAGAAATTAAAGGTCGAACCTATGACACTTAAAGCATTGGTCAGAGAGCGTCTAGAGTCTGGACAAGAGATGCCCTCTGATCTTTTTAATGTGTTCACGGGAAACAGAACAAAAGTAACAAGGAGTAAATAAA